CAGATAATTTTAATTATTTTCTACGAACCAATAATCCTGGTGCAGTCATTGACGCGAACGAATTTAAAGCAGACTTCTTTATTAAGCCTGCACGTTCAATCAACTTTATCACACTGACCTTCGTTGCCACACGTACTGGTGTAGCATTTGAAGAAGTCGTTCCCCGCAGATAATTAACGGAGCAATTAACAATGGCAACCTCATTAGGTATTTTAGAATTTCAGAAAGCAATTAGGGGCGGTGTTCGTCCCAACCTGTTTTCGGTAGAACATCCATGGCCAACTACTAACACTGATTTGGCCGAACCATCCATTACTGGTGTTGCAGCATCTAAAGGATCTGCTGTTACATACATGTGTAAGTCTGCTGCATTGCCAGCAACTAGCGTAGGAACAGTTGAACTTCCTTTCAGAGGAAGAGTTATCAAAGTTCCTGGCGATAGATCTTACGAAACATGGACAGGTACTTTCTATATGGATGATGCATTTGCATTAAGAAGTGCATACGAAAAATGGATCGAGTTAACCAACGGTGTTGATAAGAACACTGCATCTGCTGATATAGTAGATACATGGGTAGACATCAAAGTTACACAACTAGATAAGTTTGGTGGTGATACTTCTGACAAGTTAAACGAACTAAGAGTATACAGATTGGTACAAGCATGGCCAGTATCTGTATCTCAGATTTCACTTGCTTACGACAACAATGATTCTTACGAAGAATTTGATGTTGAGTTTGCATATCAGTACCACACCTCAGTTGGACCAGGTGGCAACGACACAGTTGACATTTCTGGAAGCTAACTAAATAGTAGGTACAAGTACACAATATTATGGCAGAGTTATTCGGATTCTCGTTTAAGAAAAAGCTAACGGATAAGGATCGTGCTCCATCTCCGATAGCTCCTTCTAGCGAGGACGGAGCTACTAGTTATATTGCAGGAGGTTACTATGGTCAGTATCTTGACCTAGACGGTAACTTCAAGACTGAATATGACATGGTGAAAAAGTATCGTGAGATGGCAATGCATCCAGAAGTGGATTCTGCTATCGAAGATATTTTACATGAAGCTATCGTTGCGGATCAAAACGATAGTCCAGTTGAAATCAACCTTGACAATCTCGATGTGAGTGAGAGTGTCAAAGCAATGATCCGAGATGAATTTAATTACCTCAAAAACCTATACGGTTTTGATACTAAAGCCCATGAAATGTTCCGCAGATGGTACATTGATGGGCGTTTATATTATCATAAAGTAATCAATTTAGATTCACCTGCAGAGGGTATCAAAGAAGTAAGATATATTGACCCATCAAAGATTAAGAAAGTAAGGCAGATAACAAAACCAAAAACTGCAGACGAGTTTATGAAGTATGACTTCGGATCATCTGAGGAATATTTCATATACAATCCAAAAGGATTGAATAATACTTCCGCGAATAGTGGTATCAAGATTGCCAAAGATGCTATCACTTACGTGACAAGTGGTATCATGGACACCAATAGAAATATTGTATTGTCCTATTTGCACAAAGGAATTAAAGTACTCAATCAACTTAGAATGATCGAGGACAGTCTAGTTATATACAGAATATCAAGAGCACCAGAGCGTAGAATATTTTATATTGACGTAGGTAACCTACCTAAAGTTAAGGCAGAACAATACTTACGTGAAGTTATGGGAAGGTATCGTAACAAATTAGTATACGATGCTGCCACTGGAGAGATCAGAGACGACAGAAAATACATGTCAATGATGGAAGATTTCTGGTTACCACGTCGTGAAGGGGGTAGAGGTACAGAAATTACCACATTACCAGGTGGTCAGAACCTTGGAGAATTGACAGACGTGCAATATTTCCAAACAAAACTTTACAAAGCGTTAAATGTTCCTGCAGGTAGATTGGATTCTGCTACATCATTTAACCTTGGAAGATCATCTGAGATTACTAGAGACGAATTAAAGTTCACTAAGTTTGTGGGTAAACTCCGCAAAAAGTTTAGTGATGTCTTTAATGACACTCTAAAAACTCAACTCATCCTGAAAGGAATTATTACTCCTGAAGACTGGGATGATATGAAAGAGCATATCCAATATGACTATCTCTATGATAATCATTTCACGGAACTAAAGAACCTAGAGATGATGACAGAGAAGTTAAATGTTATTGGACAGATGGATCCTTACATTGGTAAGTACTTCTCAGTTGAATATATCCGCACTCAGATTCTAGGTCAGACTGAAACTGAGATGGAAGAAATAGATGCTGAGATGGCAGACGATATTAAGTCTGGTAGAGCAATAGATCCATTACAATTGGTTGCTGCAGATCAGCAACAAATTGATGCAGATGCTGAAAATGTAGAGCTTGATCAGGAGATGAAGAAGGCACAAATTCAGCAAGCAAAGCAAAAACCCGCAGCTCAAAATGCAAACGGTAATAAATAAATCTTAGATAACTGTTAATTATGGCTACACAAGGGCGAGAAATCGTTGATTTGCTTTGGGATAATGACAGAGCTGATGCTCTGGGAAAACTCAAAGACATGTTACAAGTGAAAGCGGCCGCTGCTGTGGACGTTAGTAAGTTAGATATTGCGAATAGAATGTTTCCGCATGTTCCTGATGATGGTGCCACTGGATTACCTCCAGAAGGCGAAGCATCTCCAGAAGAAACTGCAGACGTTATGAATCGCAATGATGAAACCGAAGAAGAGGAAACCGATGAAACTGATCACGGAACAAATTGAACCAGTAGAGATCCTTACCGAAGAAAAAGACGGTAAGAAAAGTACCTACATTAAAGGTGTCTTTTTGCAAACTGAGATCACCAACCGCAATGGTCGTATGTATAAGTACGAAACCATGGAACGCGAAGTTGGCAAGTACAATGAGGAATTTATCAAACGTGGTAGAGCACTCGGAGAACTTGGTCATCCAGAAGGTCCAACTATTAACTTGGATCGTGTATCTCACAAAATTGTTGAGCTACAACCTGAAGGTAAGAACTTCGTTGGAAAGGCTAAACTATTAGAAACCCCTATGGGTAAGATCGCAAAGAACTTACTTGAAGAGGGTGTACAACTAGGTGTGTCTTCCAGAGGTTTAGGCTCTCTTAGAAAAGAGGGTACTACATCTATAGTCGCTGACGACTTTATTCTTTCCACTGCTGCTGATATAGTAGCAGATCCTTCCGCACCTGATGCTTTTGTTCAAGGTATATACGAAGGAAAGGAATGGGCTTTAGTTGATGGTGCAATCAAAGAAGCACAGTTAGAAGCAGTCAAGCACGCTCTTGATACTGCTCCCTCTAAAGAGGAACTTGCTGAGAGAAAGATCTCCGCGTTTGAGTCTTTACTCAGAAGTTTATGATTTATAAATAATATTATTAAATCTTAACGCAATCTATTTTTACCCGTTTAGGAGTTACGTAAATGTCAAGTATTGATGAAAAATTCAAAAAGGTGATCGCAGAAACCGCGTCTCCTGAAGAAACAATCGAGGAAGATGCTGCCACTGGCGACGCTGCCATCAAGAAAGGTGCAGTTCCTCCACAGAAATCCGACCTAAAAAACAGTGCAATTGAGGTTGGTGGAAGCACAAAGGAAAAACCCGAAGGACCTGATAACGTAGGTGCTAAAGCGGCTGCTCCTGTGACTGCTACCAAAGATTCTACACTACAAACAAAACCAAGTGGTGCGTCATCCAGTATGCCTGGTGGACTTTCCGCTAAGATTTTTGATGATGTAGAGAAGGAAGGAGAAACACTTTCCGAAACAGAAGTAAAGGAAGACATCGCTGCAGTTCTTGCAGGTGCCGACCTTGACGAAGAATTCCAAAAGAAAGCAACAACTGTATTTGAAGCCGCTGTATCTGCAAAGGTTTCTGAAAAAATTGCTTCACTTAAGGAGACAGCAGAGACCAGAATCGGTGAAGAACTCGAAAAGATCAAAGAAGAGTTCGCTGGTCGCGTAGAGAATTTCCTATCATATGCTTGTGAAGAGTGGATGACTGAGAACGAACTTGCCATAGAGAGTGGCTTACGTTCAGAAGTTACCGAAGCATTTATGGAAGGATTAAAGAAATTGTTCATTGAAAGCAACATCAACATTCCAGACGAGAGTCTAGATGTTGTCGCTGATATGAGCGAGAAACTTGATGAAATGGAGACCCGTCTCAACGAACAAATTGAAAAGAACGTTGGACTGCATGAACAGGTAGGGAACTATCGTAAAAATGAGATCTTGAATGAATATTCTAGAGGACTTGCAGAAGTTCAAAAGGATAAGTTTACTTCTCTTGCCGAAGCAGTCGAATTCAAATCTGAAGAGACGTATCGTGAAAAGCTTGGACAAATCAAAGAGAGTTACTTTGGTGCAAAGACACCTGAAGTAGCAGAAGAAATCTCTTCTGAAGAGCCAGCAAAAATTGAAACTGTTAGTGAGAGTATGTCAGCGTACGTACAACAACTCGCTAAGAGAATCTAACTGTTAACACAATCTCAAGAACGGAGAAAATCTAGCATGTTTAATGCAGAAAAACTCCAAGAGAAGTGGGCACCAGTCTTAAACCATGATGGTCTACCTGAAATTAAGGACAACTATCGTAAGTCTGTTACCGCTATTCTCTTGGAAAACCAAGAGCGTGCTCTACAAGAAGAGCGTAACGTTCTAACTGAAGCACCAACAAACGTTGGTCCTATCAACACACAAACAACTGGAGCAGGTCAAGTATACGGTTTCGATCCAATACTTATCTCTCTAATCCGTCGTGCTATGCCTAAGCTTATTGCTTATGACATCGCAGGCGTTCAGCCAATGTCTGGTCCTACTGGTCTTATCTTTGCGATGAGAAGTAGATATACTAATCAAACTGGTGGCGAAGCATTCTTCGATGAGCCAGATGCACAGTTCTCTGGTACTAAGGGTGGAACTCCTCCTACAGCTACTACTGAGAAAAACCCAGGTCTTATCAACGACGCTTCTGGTGGTGGTACAACTTCCACTAACTATGACCTTGCTTCAAGCAAGTTCGGTACAAGTGATCTAGAAGGACTAGGAGATTCTGCTGGTAATGCCTTCATGGAAATGGCATTTAGCATAGATCGTATTGCTGTTGAAGCAAAAGGTCGTGCGTTAAGAGCAGACTACTCAGTTGAACTTGCTCAAGACTTGAAAGCAATCCACGGATTAGATGCCGAGTCTGAACTAGCAAACATTCTTTCAACAGAGATCCTTGCTGAAATCAACAGAGAAGTTGTTCGTACTGTATACAGAGGTGCAAAACCTGGTGCTCAAGCAAACGTAGCTAACGCTGGTGTGTTTGACTTAGACGTAGACAGTAATGGTAGATGGTCAGTTGAGAAATTCAAGGGACTATTATTCCAGATCGAAAGAGATGCCAACGCAATCGCACAGGAAACTCGTAGAGGAAAGGGTAACATCATCATCACTAGTGCTGATGTAGCTTCTGCTCTTGCTATGAGTGGCGTACTTGACTACGACTCAGGTATCAATGGTGCTGTTGGTGGTATCGGAGAAGTCGATGACACAGGAAACACATTCGTAG